CTAAGAAGTCAATCATCTGTCCTGCCTTCATATCACTTAGCTTAATTACAAAGTTATATCCGTTCCACTTGGTTACTAACTTGGTTTTAATCGGTTGCTCTAAAAAGCCATACTTAGCCGTTAGCTTAGTTATCTCACTTATCTTTAACTCTAATGCCTCATCAAAGGTTAAACCCTCTATCGCTGCTAAGACTGCTAACTTTTTATCAAACTCATCTTCATACAACTCACTTGCCTTTTGAAGTTCGTAGCTTTGTTTAATACTAATGTTTTCCCAATTCATTGTTTCAAATATAATACTTTTACCTAATATCATACTTTCCATAGTTCTTATTTAACGATGTAAAGTAATATCTAATCGCATCAATGCAATGATTAAACGCATCTATTGGTTTGTTTACTTGTTTTCCTGACCTGTCTGTATCCCAAATATAACTACGTAGTTCTTTGATTAGGTTTGTTGATTGTTTAGTTACTAAGAACTTTTGTTCCTGCATAAGACTAATTCCAAACATAACACTGTCCTTTCCTTTGTCAGCACCTTTAATTCTGTATCCATAGTTTGCTATGTCTTGTATGGTTTTAGGCTCTGCACTATCTGCATAGATGTAATGAACTTTTGTTACGTTCTTAGTCTTGAATAGGTTTGCAATTTCACTATTGACTAATCCTTTTTGATACACTATTTCATCAAAGATATATTGTCCGTTCCATTTGTAAATACCTATTAACGTTGTCGGGTCGTTAGTAAATCCCCAATCTGCTCCGTAACCTAATAGTTTAGCTTCTTCAGGTAGATTATCTATCAGAGAATAATTATTAAACACTACGCCTTGTAAGTTACCTGTTTCCCCTAATCCGTACACCCTCCACCAATTAGCCCAATAATCACTATGCTTTGCCTTTTCTCTGTTTAACTCAATCTCGTTCTTAATCGTTTCGGGTAAGGCTTCGTTATCAAGATAGTTAAGGATTATCAGTTCGCTGTCGGGTTCTGTTAATACTTCATTATGAACCCAAAACTCACTCGTTGGATTGTAGTCTAACCATATCGTATCGCTTGTTCTTATTGCTAATTGGTAGTAACTTTCAAAGTCTATGTTATTAGCTTCGTTGATATAAAGTATCTCACGCCTTGCCCCTCTTAATTTGTCGGGTTGGTCTACACTAAAGAACTCAATGAATGAACCGTTGTTAAATGTATAAGTTAAGAGAGATTTATTAAATTGGCTGTCTAAATAACGATTAGTCCAAACCATTATTTTAAGGAAGTCTTTTATTACTCCCCTTCTTAGATGTGGTATTGATTCGCTTACTACGCTTATCTCTCTGTTAGGCTTGGTTAAGGCTGTGTTTATTAACAAAGGAAGTATGCCAAATGTCTTTCCTGCACTTGTTCCACCTTGCACAACTCTCTTCCTTGCCTTCATTTTGACAAGTTTATTTATGGCAGTTGTTCTTTTAAACTCACTCGCTAACATCAGGAAACAAAGGAACTTCTCTGTTTAAGTTTTCGTTTTGGGTCTTCTCAACTAATCCGTTCAAACGTTGGGTGATGGATGGATTGTATATACCTGCCATGCCTCCTTCTATTTGGTCTTGTCTAATCATTTGCCTTATTACACGACAGATAGGTAAGTATTGTTCATACATATTATCATGATTAGCAAAATATTTACTTAAATCCCCTGTTAAACCTTCATTAAAACAAAAGTTTTCAAACCCTTCCATTGTTAATGGTCGTTCCTTTTCTCTTTCGGCTCTACTTCCTTTGCCTCCTACAAAATCAACTACAATAATAGGATTAAGTTTAGTTATCCTTTTGTAGTTTTCAAATAGTTCAAGCATCTTTTCAGGGCTTTCTATTTTCTTTGGTTGTCCTGCCATAATTATATCTTTTGAAATACTCTAATATGAACTACGCTAAATAGTTCTTTAAATCCTTCCTGATTCCATTCATCAACTGCTTTTGATACTGTTTCTATACCGGGGAACATTCCATGTGGTATTTGGTATTTGTGGCAACAATCATCAATTACTAAGTAACCGTTTTGTTTTACCATTGGTGTATAGTTTTGGATGTCTTGTTTTACTACATCGTAGCTATGACCACCGTCAATGTAAACTATGTCGTATTTTCTTTGGTTTGCTTCGGTTATTACTTCAGGAACAGTTGAAAGTCCTTTGATAATGTTTGGTTGCTTTAAATTGAACGTATCGTGTATTAGTTTGATGTCAGCTTCATAGTTACTTTCCCAATGTCCATCAGTTGAATCCAAAGGTGTTACTCCATATATCTTTGCCTTTGGTTGTAACATTTGAATTAACGCTAATGTTTGTCCTCTGAATACTCCTATTTCTAAAAAGTTAAAGTTAGGTTTTTGAGTATCACATATCAACTTCCACATCCAATAAAATGAACGTTCACCAAATCCAAAAATAGATACTTCAATCCAATCTCTTAACGCTTTAAGGTGTGGTGTTTCGTTTGTCTTTTCGCAAAGTATATTATGTATGCTTTGATGTCTTTCAGGGGTGTCTTTCCATCCCTCTATTAATTCTTCTATTGTGTTCATATCAATTTATTATATTCTGTCATTGGTGTGTGACCGTTACCATGAATCCACGAAGGATATGTTTTGGTTACGGTGTTTAAAACTTTTGTGTTATCTACTATTTTAAAATCTGATTCAGGACAAAAGGCAATAGTTTGAAACACATCACAATTATAATCCAACTTTACAAAATCGGGATTGTTTAAAAATAAATCAGTAAACCATACTTGGTCTACATCGTGACTTTGAAGTGGATTTGATTCAACTGCTAACTTAAATATTTCTGAATTACAAAACCATCCACCACCGTTTACAAAGTGCCAAGGGCTTTCATGTTTTGGATAAAGACTTTCTTTTTCGGGATGGGGATAACATCCACGTTCTGCACTCATCAAAATACAATTTTTATCTTCTATCTTTTTTAAAGTATTTTCCATTGTATCAAGCACAATAGTATCATAGCTATCTGAATAAAAGAAGTAATCTATATCGGGATTGTTTTTAAGATATTGGTACGTTTTTAATATCTTATCTCCAAATCCTTCCCACTTATGGACAAGTATTTCATACTCCCATCCATATTTCTTTAGTGACCTTTGCAGCATATCTGTTTTGCTTATGTCACTTGCTGTTGTTATTAATTTAATCATAAGGGTTATAATAAATTGGTCTTTTGCCTGTTAAATACTCGTGGACTGTTCTTTGGTGTTCAATATCACCTTTAGCTGCTTCATCTCTTTTCCATTGCCAGTATGGTGTTTCTCGGTTGTCTATGTGTTCAATCTCAATATGTGGAAGGAAACAATTATAGAATCCTGCAACCTGTGAACGATAAGAAGCTAACACATCATCATAACCATATAAGGAAGGTTGATAAAGGTAGCCTATCTTTTCAATTAAGGCTGCTGAATACATTTGGCAAGTTCCAATCACGTGCTTAACTTTTTCAACTACTATCCAAGGTTCAAAGTCTTTATGTGGTAACATTACTAATTCGCTTTTATAATCATCATTTCGCCAAGGGTTTTCAATTAGGTCTTTACGTTTCAAACCTACTATTCCAATGTTCGGGTCACGTTCTATTGCTCTATCCATTTCATCCACCCAACCTGAAGAATGAATTACACAATCGTTATCCATCTTAATTAGGTTTTCGCCAGTTCTTTTAGTCTTCCAAGCTTGATTAATTGCTCCTGCCGTTCCTAAGTTTTCAGGTAAATTAATCACTTTAAATTCGTGGTGTCGTTCTTTACTCATTACCTCTAACATTTCGGTTGTACGTCTGCAAGAGTTATTATTTACCACTATTAAACGGTGTTTATGTAAATCAACTGTTCGCCTTAAAGAGTAAAGCGTTTGATAAGTGTATTCACTCCTTTCGTTTTCATCTGTGTCGTGGCAACACATGGCAATCATACTCATATATTTTTATCTCGAATAATCCTTGTTAATGCTCTACCAATACAACCGCTGCAATTTAAATCTACCGAAGCGTGGTAGGTTTGTTGGTAGTAATGTCTTAACTCACCTCCGTATTCTCCTAAGCTAACTGCTTGAGAAGTTTTATATTCTTTTACTTTTTCAAGTAACCCTTTGCTTAATTCCATTTGTTTAATATTTCTAAACGTCTTTCGTTTACGGTGTCAATCAAATATCTTTTTCTTATATCTTCGTGGAGTTTACTACTTAAATCATTTTGCATATTAGCATTGTTTAACAGCATTGTAGCATACTTTTGGAAGTCTGCCTTATCTTTACACACCAAACTATTAACCATGTGATTTGAAAGGATAGAATAAGGGTGTATATCTGATACTATTATTGCCTTCTTTGCCCATCCACTTTCAATCATCTTTAACTCTGATTTGTTTTTATTAAACTGATTATTTTTTAACGGTATCAAAGCTATGGAAGTATCGTGATAATGATTCATATATTCATTCACTGGTAACATATCTTTTTTTAGTGGGTGCTTTATTTTACCGCACATTTTAAACCATTCATCAGAGTAATGATAACCGCATAAAGTAATCGGTTCTTCTATTTCTCCCAACAGTTCTAAATCCATTGCATGGGTGCTTGAACCTTGCCACATTAATTTATTCTCAACTGTGAAGTCTTGATTGTATTGTGGTTCATTTGGGTCTATTGCATTTCGGCAAACTGTTACCTTACTCTTATCTATTCCTAATTTAACTATTTGACTTCGTAAATGTGAATGTGTTGTCGTGATGTGGTCAGCATATTTAAGTTGGTCTTGAATACATTTTGAATAATTAGTCTTTCGGGCAAAACTATACATCGGGTGACCGGGTACTATATCCCAATAATCATCCAAATCCATTATTATCTTTACTCCTGCTATTTTAGCTTTGGCAAATATTGGTGATGGGTCTAAGATGTCTGATATGTTACGGTTGAAAACAATCACATCAAACTGCTTTAGTTCTTCAATAGTTACCATGCCACCTTCCCAGTGTAGAGATGGTGTTTTTAAAACATGATGTCCTTCACTTTGCAAAGCATTATAAGGTACTTGCAGTCTGTGATAGAATACACCGTTGTTAAAACTACCTACTAATAATATTCTCATTCAACTGTTTCTTTACTTTTTTTATTGTTTGATGGATTGCACCATATTTTATTCCTGTTTGTGCTGATACTTTTCTAAGGCTTCCAAACTCAATATAGAGTTCAAATATTTTTTTATCATACCAAAACAGTTCATTTAACTTTGATTTTACTTTTTGCAGTTTAGTTTCAAATTCAATATCCTGTTCTTTGTCGTATTCATCAGTAAAAGTAAATTCTAAATCTATGTGCCGATGATTTTTTAAAAATGGATTGTTTTTATTTCGGGCTTCGTTTACTATCATTCTGTAAATATAAAATTGCAAATAACCTTTTAAATAAATCTGCTCTAACTTTACTTGGTCAAATTCTAATATCTTAACCCAAATGTGTTGAAATAAATCATCCGACAAATGCCCTGCAATTTGACAGGTATCTTTAATATATGATACCTGTGTCAAATGCTGTATTATACAATCTCGGTTCAACACTACAAATATATAGTGTTTAGTTTACAAATGTTTCATTGCCTTAAATTCAAGTTCCCGTTTATGATTCAGAAGTTTTACAATAGTACGGCATATTAAAATTTGCTTATCTACTGACCTTTCACTTACCATCTGCTCTGATAGTTCTTTTATTCCGTTGTTTATGCTTTCTATTTCTTCCATCTTCCAATATTTAGGTAAAATTCGGGGTCTTTTTTCACTCTATCTCCTAATGCTTTATTAAATATTTCTACTCGCTTCCAATGGGGAATGTTTAACCATCGTTTTCCCAAAAGTTCTTTTCGCCCAATTTTGTTTGTTAGCTTCCAAAAATCAGAAAAGGTTGGATAATCTTCTATCATCTTATTAAGTGATAAGTTGTAACTTCTGTTTCGATGTTGTACCGGGTCATAACTTTCTTTTCGGTGGTTTCAAAGTTTACGCCTTGACGTTTCAGTCTGAACATAATCCCTGACAATCTCCAGTTCCCGTATTTGTCTAAACATTCACGCTGATTAATACTACCATAATGGTTTAGATGCCATCTTACTGCTTCTGTTGCGTTTTTGTGGCTTGGTTCGTTTTTAAAAATGTTAAATATGCTCATAGTTTAATTTATATAATGTTCAAATTGTACTCCCATCCACTTTACAACCTTTCAAGTTATTTATTAACTCCTGTAATTCAATTTTCCTTTTATAAACTTTCATTCGCCCTTTTTTATAGTTTTCCTCTTGGATTGACCTTGTTTTCATTTTAGGCTCTGTTACTAATCCTAATGATTCTAATTCTATTTCTAATCGCAATATGTAATTTTGTTTAAATCTGTTCATTTGTCTTCGCTGAATTGTTTTCTGTTAAACATTTTTCAAATATCTATTTTAATATAATACGATTACCATTTTTGCTAATTTGTAATTAATCTAAATAGCAGATAGCTTTTCAATTATTCTGTTGTGATTTGCTAACAACATTTTATCTTGCTTATAAATATCATTGTAAGTTGATATGGCATGAATAACGGTTGAATGGTCAAAGATATTTGTAAACAACCCTGCAATAGATTTTAAACTTAAACTTGTTTCTTTTCGCAGAAAATACATAATCGCTTGTCGAACTTGTACTATCTCCCTATCACGTTTCCGATTATCTACTTTTTTAAACTCCACATCATAAGCCAAACAAACTGTATTGATTATCTTTTGGGCTTTGTTGTAAGTCTTATCGTGGTTCTTTAATCCTGCAAATACATAAGGACTAATAAATTCTTTTTGTGCTTGTATCATGATTTAATTTGATAGTAAAATTCGTTGTCTAATCTAAATGCTTTTCTAATCGTGTTTTCAATTGAACTGGCAGTCTTTAGTTTTCGGTAAATATTGCCGCCTTTCATTTGCTCATAAAAAAACTCATCACGTTCTTTAGTAGGTGCGTTTGTTAGAATCTCAAACCAATCTACCAAAGTCAAATAACCTTTTTCGGCTTCTTTGAAAATACGTTCCTGTGCTTCTTCATCCTTTGTCGTTGGGTGTATGAAATATCTGTCTTCTAATGGATAAGGATATTCTATCTTATTGCCATACATATCTATTTCAGGACTTGTAAGGTAAAGAATAACGCCTCCACAATCTTTGCCTTCTGCAATCATTTGCATTTGATTTTGTAAGTAATATTTCTTTGGTAGTCTTTGGCATTGTTCCAAATAGGTATCAACGTAGTAAGGACATTTTATATCATAAACTCCAATATCTCCTATGCAGTCAGCAGATGCACCGCACCAATCATTAATGGGTGTGTAGATGTCGTGCCACTTGCAGTTGTCCATTTCGCTTACAATTAACTCGTATGCTTCGTACTGGTTAATTGTTCCGTGCTGCATAGGTTTGGTATCAAGGTTATCTGATATGCCTAATGCTTCCATAGTTTTGCGAAGGAGATAAGATTCTGCTGTCTTACCTCCCGTTAATAGTTCGCCTATTCCTGAAGCTGAAATTTTACTTTGCATTTTTCTCTAATTCAACTTTGCGTTTAGTGAACATAGCCTTGATAGTTGGGTTTGCATCTATTGTAGGTTTATTACCGTTATATAGAGCCATTAAGTCACCTATCTTCGTTGCTTTGCTTATTTCACTTGCCCATTCTGAAAATTGGTAAATATCGGATTGGTTTTCGGTAATTGGGCTTTGTTTTTGTGGTTCGGGTTTGTGGCTATCAAAGTCTAAATTATTGTCAGTAATACCGAATGCAGAAGTCTTTAAATAACGTTCTGTATATGTCATACAACCGCCTAACTGTTGGCTTATATTGGTAGCCTTTATTTCAGGTATTGCACTTGCCATTGTGTATTCTAATTTATCTTCTGTTTCACAATCAAATATTGTCAGAACTCCAAATACTCCTAAACTATCCCTTATCAGGTCAAACTTAGTAAGCATCTTTTGACTTTGGCAAACTTGCTGAACTAAAAACTCTATTTGCGAAGGTGTAAAGTAATCGTAATTTGAAAACTTGTTAGTACCTTCTTTTTTAAGTTTGGTTTCCTTAATCTCTTTTTTTGCTGCTGATATTTTTTCTATTAACTTCATATAAATTTAATTGGTTTTGAAATTTGTTTAATTCTTTTTTTTAACTTTCGTTTTTCAATTTTACGAAAGATTGATTGCACCCAGTTGTTAATTAGCTTTTCCATTGTATGTCTTTAATTACGTAGTGAATTAGTTGGTGTTGTTTTTCAGTTGAGTTAATAAATAAATCTGAATAAATAAACTCCTGTGGATTCAAGTCGATAATTTCGCCTTCAGAACATAGTAGCTCG